GTTATGTTTGTAAAGTTTTTACTGAAATCAATATTATTACCTCTACTCTGTCTAACCTCATAAAGTAATGCGTTAAATTGGTCTCTAATTTCATATAAGTTGTATTGTCTGTATATGTTATTTTGAGGGTCATAGATTGTGTAGATACCATCATCGATTGATTTGGTTTGATTACCGTAAAGAGCAATTGCAAGAGATGATACATCGTACTCAACCATTTCTATTTCCAAAGTAATTGGATTAAAGAATGTGTTTGATATAATAATGTTTTGATTTGGTTGTCCAATAAACGGAGTTGAATTTGGATTGTTTGTTGGCGATGAAGATGGTGATAGTGTTAAGAAAATCAAATTAGAATTTCCTTCAACATATCTATATCTAATACTTTTTTGTGTTGTATTTGTTTCATTCGTAACTACAGGTTCGCAAAAGAACGATGAGGTTACAACTCTAAAGAAATTTGGAATCTTTGAACCATCAGGATTTAAGTATTCAATTCTAAAACCAACTAAACCTTGAGGTACAAATTTGTTTTGATATTGTGTAGGTACATTTGTAATGTCAATTACAATTCCTTTTACGTTTGGTAATGCATTTAAGACACCACAGTCAGTAATTAGTGTTCTAATTTGTGCAGGTCTTAAATAAAGTGTGTAAATGCCAAGAGCATTGAACTGTTCTGCAGGTAATGTTAAATTATATAATCCACCCAATACCTCAACACCAGCATTTCCACCTGTTTGAGTATTGTTGAAATAAGGCTTAAGAATTGTTTGTGCATCAAGTTGTGTAAGGATAAAATTATCCGTAACATCCCTTGATGGAGTATAATTCATAATAATCTGAACGTCTTCTGGTGAGACATCACTTGGTCGTATTGTGCCGTATGAACCTATTGCCATATCTTTTTATCTTATAAATAGTTTAGTTCTTTTTTTCAACGTTAAAAAATCCATATCCGTAGTTAATCATGTCACCTAAATTGTCAACTTCTCCCATTCTTTGGATTCTTTCATATGCAGAGTTCTTACCTCTTTCAACAAAAACATCTGTTTGGATTTGTGGTTGGTCAACTACTTTGATTAAACTTTCTTCTTTTGTTATTGGTCTTGATGTCAAATTATTTTCAGTAAATCCCGATGATTGTTCAAAGAAGATTGTTGTTCCGTCTATGTAATCATAGTAATCAACAGAATTAACTGTATAGGCAGTGAAGGTTGTTGCAGTATTGGTTATTGCACCCCATATCTGACCATTCTTAATAACAGGAACCCCAACTTGAAATTTGTTTGGTCCATACATTGATAATTCATTCAACTTAGATTTAGTTAGTCCTGAAACCGTGTATGGAACCGTTGTAAAATTATTTGATGTTTGAGCAGATACCACGTTAACCGCATCACCTGAAAATATGTAGTCATAACTAATTGGCGTTTCGAACCAATTACCCCCCGCAGGAATAAAAAACGCCTCACCATTTGGATTATTTATTACAACATCCGAATAAGGGGTTGTTATCGTTTTTTGAACCTTTGTAACCCCCCAAGGATTTGTTTGTTTTAATGTGATTATATATTTGGCATTTGCAACAGGGTATGTATGTGAAATAGAATTTGGTGTGTAAGTAGTTATTATTTGGTCAGGCGTACCATCACCCCAATTTAAAATATAATTTGATAATTCTAAAAACTTTTGGAAATCACTTGATGTGTTATATATGTTATAGACATACGGATTGGTAGTCGTGGAAGAAAATATAAAATTAGCCACAACGTCTTTCTGTAATACCGCACCATCAAAAGGACTATAGTATCCAAAATCTACTGCAGTCTGTCTAAACAATATTGGAATCGTCACTCCTGTTAATAAAGAACTACCGTCGGTACCCCCACTCAAAACTTGAGTCATTGCCGAATAAACTCCAGTCGTTTCACCCGTATAACCAGGTCCAACGTTTTGACCTTGCATATCAACAGTAAAAATATCACCCTTAATTGTTTCGGGGGAAATTATAATATTATAAAAATCTTCCATTATGGGTTAACATATTCATACCATTTTATGGGTTGTAGAGTTCCCGCTCTTTGACCATCATTCAAATAGATGGTTTGATTTGGATTCATATTGAATACTTGATATTCTTGTTTCTCATAATCAAGATGAACCTTATAATAGAAATACTGTGAATTATCAAAAACATATTTATTACCCGATAAAGATGATTGAGGCATATTCATCATTTTAACAAAAAATCCACGCTCAGCATCATAAAACTTAGCGGTCATATAAAATGTATCAATATCCAAGAAATTTCTTTTCTTTAACCAATAAATAAAGAAACCTTCTTTATCCCCCACATAATCCAAAACAAATGAAGGTTTTTTGATTGTTACATCAGTGGTTTGCATAATAGCATTCATCTTTAAACCTTGTTGGGTAGGTATAATTAATGTAATGTAGTTTTTCTGTCTCTTCTCATCAAAATTATCGTACAAGTCAAGTTTGAAAAAAGAATTTGAAAAATTGTTAGTATAGTAGTAAATTTCTTGTGTTGAGAAACCTTCAGCTCTATAGTCGGTAATCCAATTAGATTCTACATCTAATGAACTTCCTGACCAAAAGTAAAACTCGTATTTAATATCCGTTGGTTCAGATGTTGTACCCGTCAATGGTGAGTGAGCAAATCTGCTAACCTCAAAATCTCGACCAACACCAATTACTTCAGTAATAATTTCGGTCTCAAACGCCTCGATACTTTGGTCTTGACCTAAGTCATCCCAAGTAAATTGTACGGGAATTGTAAGTTGGTTGTCCACAAATCCGTTGTTTCGAATTGTAACTTTATTCACATTCATCTATCAATGGTTTAATTGGGTATGCCACACCAAGTGTGTTATAGTTTATACCTTCAGGAATTAACCTGAAAATTAAATCTTTGAACGGATATTGAGCACTATTCAAAAATGGGTAATCAACACCTCTTTCAAGATTATCTTTAAATCCATAACTATATAAATCTCTCCATCTGAATTGTTGGTCGGATGCCGAGTAATAAGAATATGAAGGGATGTTTTCAACCTGTCCAACATTAGCGGTCTCTACGTAGTCAGAAAAAACTCTAATCGTCATTGAAGTGTGGGGTTTATAATAGAAACCTGGACTATTTGTGTCGTATAAACTTGTAGTTTGAAAGACATTCTGATTGTACTTTATCTTTTGATAGTATGGTGAAATAACTCTTTCCAATTGGTCATAGTCATTCCATTCACAAAAATCACCGTCAATAACGTCATCTTTTTTAAGGTCTTGATTGTAGTAGAAAGTTTTAGTAGCACCATTAGTTAAAGTATAGTTAGATGTTGGAATGTTAGTATCTGATTGATTATTTAATAAATCCCACCATGGACTAACAGGAGATGTTAAATTAAACTCCCACCCTTGTTTTAACCCAATACCACTATTTGGTTGATTAAAGTAACCTGTATATCCCTTATTAATTATAGTTAAAAACAATTCACTAACAGGTCTTTTCTGATTGTCCAACACGTTTAATAAATTCAAATCTTTAGCAACCGTAACATTATATGAATTACTACTTGTCTTTTGTGAAATCCTTGAAACTTGGTTTGGGGTAATTGAACTGTATTCAAACTTTTTTTCTTCACCGAAAACATTTTTTTCAAATCCGTTTTTAGTCATTATAGTCTCATCAACATCAGTTAATATCTTATGTTGTCTTATATAATATTTTGATTTTGTTTCAGTTAGATTTTCAGGATTGATTACTCTTTTGAAGGTACCTGTAACACTATTAGCAAATGTAGTTCCTGTGTATCCAAAATTATAAATGTTAAAAATATATTCACCACTATCAAACTCACCCGTCCCTAAAGAATACACTTGAAATAAATTCACTTGATTATAAAAGAATGATAATTCAACATATTCACCAACTGTTAATCCATGTGGTGCGATACATTGAAAACTAATCACGTTAGCCCCATTTTGAGTTCGATTAAGTATTGAAAATGGTATCCCGTCAGATGCAACCCAATTAAATGAACTATTATTTAAATCATATGATAGTGGTTTACTATAATCATTACTATAAACATAACTTATATAGTAAGTCCAATTGTAGGTGTAGGCACTTTTAGATTTATAGTCTATGTGTTGGTCAGTAATGTTTGGTCTATAAAAATCAAATTCGTAATACTGAGGAAATCCTTTCCAAATACCATTTACAGTAGATTGTATTGGGTCAACATAATATAAAGTATCCCTAAATGGTACGTATTGAGTAGTACCAGTATATGTATTGGCATATAAGTAAGTCACTTTAAATGTCGGTCTAAATACAGTACACGCTTGTCTCTCATCGTTATATACTTGAGCCAAGTTAATACTTTGACTTCGGTCATACTCAACAATAAGTTGTGATTGACTTTCTAAAGTAACCGAAATTTCTTGGTCAACAAAAGGTGCTGACTTGTATTTTTGACTACTAGGTATGATGGTATATTTATTCACTTAACGAATATTTTGTTTTGAATTTATCCAATGCACTATTACCTTTTTTAATTCCAAAGTAAAAATGAAATGGTGCACCAACTAAAAATTTACTTGACGGTACACCGCCCATGGTGTAAGAATATCCTCCATTAGAATTTACATTGAATATATATCCTCTTTGGTATATATCATTTGTATTATTAGCACCAATAAAATAAGATGGTGGGTTTTGATTTCTTCTACTCAATGATTGATAATTGTATCCAAAAATACCTGTACTATTCAAATCTGACGATTGGTTGGTTTTCCAATTGTTATCTTGGGAACCAAATATGTTAACTACCCCTTGAAATTGTTGTTTTAATTCCCACTGATAGAATGGCACATATTGTGATTTAATACCATAAGGATAAGTAATTGCGTTTGCCGTTGGGTTTGGTCTAAAATTAATAACTCCTGGTGTAACATAATCCTTATTTTGTAAATCTTCAGTTGTTGAAGAAAAGAATATACCCATTGTTGCAGCAGTTGCTGGTCCTAAAATCACAACTGGGTCACCAGGGTCTCCATTTGAAACATAGTATTCTGGCGAAAAAGGTATAACCCCAAACTCAGAATTTATCGACATACTCTGAACCAAATCTCCATCAACTTTTTTATCAGGTCTACTAAATAACATGTTCAAACTATTATCGAGTCTGATTGGTAATTGTTGTAAAAAAGTTTTGTTAGATATTCTTGATATAACAAAGAGGTTAACTAAATCCGAAGTGTCAGAGTAACTCGTTGGATTTAAGTTATTCATAATATAAGCACTTGACGATGCTTCCAAGTCAATTTCTTTGTAAACCGCGTCTTTAACCCCTAAATTAATAATAGTAGTTGGAAATAGTAGATTTCTTTCGTTTGATGGATTTTGTAAAAAGTCGGTAGGTCTTCCAATGAATCTTCCCGAAGTTGTTCCAGACAAGAAAGGTGATGACCTATAGTAGAAATTATTTGTTTTATCATCAAAATAAACCAATTGTTTAGGGAATTGTGGAGGTAGAGGTTTATTTTGTTTATCATAAAAAGTATCTACCTGTATTGGAAACGTGAATAACGAACCGTTAACCCAATTATTTGTAAATGTTTGTGAAAGAACACCTCTACACAAACCATAAAAAAATCTAAATCTGTAACCCCACTCACTAAAAGCCTTTATGTCATCAGCAATACCAAATAGAGGTTTTTCAATCAAAACGTAACAACCTTGTTTAACTACTGTATTACTGTCACAATTTGTGTCAACTCCAAAATTTGTTCCATCCCCTTGATAACAATCCAAACCAACCATGTTTTGACAATTACCTAAAGTGTTTAAAACGTTTGTCCCCGCAACTTGACCCTCAATGTCAGGAGTAACTTGTGACGCTCCTGTACTATAACCTGGTGTTATATATGTTATATTATCACCATCATAAACATAAGTTGCAAATCCAAGGTTTTGTTGTAATAAACTAACACTACCTCTTAAATTTTCACTATCAATAAAATCTGATGATGGTAATCTGTCAGTTCTCATAATATTTCTTGAGTAACCTGTAATGTTAAGTTGGGTTAGTCCTGTAAGTGATGGGTATAATATAGGGCTAAAATATACAGTACCAAATTGTCCATAACTTTGTAATGTTGGTGGTATGGAACTATTTGCAGGATAAACTTGTAAAGGATTTCCCCATGTAATTGCCCCACCTGATAAATCTTCCGAAGTATCGTAATCATTTACAGAAATTGCACTTTCATAATATACGTTTGTAGTTTTAGTCGATACTCCTTTAACCGTACTATATAATGGTGTTTGATTTACAAAAGAAGATGATGAATACGTTGCACCTGGCACTATAACCGCCCTTGAATTTCCATCTAACGCGCCATAGTACCCAACATTACTTGTCGTATAAGAAGAGAACTGTAGTCCTGGCGTTGTTGAGCCAACAATACCTGGAGTAAAGAAATGTGATTGGAAATATATATTATTCTGTACGTTGTGTTGAGGTGTAAATGTCTGCGACCCTGTAGGAACTTTTTGTATTGGGACGTTTAATCTTGTATTGGCAGTAAATGTCCAATTAGAATCACTTTCGTTGGTACCAAATAAAGTTCCAATAGAATATTTGTTTGGTATTTTAGGAGAATAGGGGTCAACTCCTCTTTGTAAGATTAAAATAACTTGTTCGGTAAAACCATCAAAATAACTTGTAGGTGTTAAATTAACAGTATTTTCTAAAGTTCTACTATTTGGTGGATATGGTATGAATCTTTCTGTATAATTTTCTATTATACTTGTTTGTTGTAATACTCCTTGGAAAAACCCTCCTGTATTTGCTGAGTTTTCAACAAATGGAACAGTTACTCCATTAACAGTTGATGTACTTATTGTTATTGCGGTTAATACTTGATAATATTCAATGTCCGATGGGTACACATATCTTTGACATGTTTCCCCACTGTTTATTAAAGTGTAAGTTGCAGTACCACCTAAAGTACCTAAATTAATACAATCATCGTTTGATATTGTCTGAACACCTAATGTAATAGCATTAAAAGTGTTACTATCACCGACACAATCTCCGTACGTAATCGTACCTAAACTTGTAACATCAACTGTAATATCACTGACACAATTTACGTTTGTATTTGCAGGTATTGTATATAGAGTAGTTAAGCCGTTTAATGGATTTGTTGGGTCAGCATATTCAACATTAATTGTAAATTCATTTGTTTGAAGTCTTCCATTAATACCACTTACAGTACTACCCGCCGTTGTTGTTGCACTCCATAAATAATTACTATCTGTAGTACTGTCAGGATTTACAAAACTTAATAAAGTACCCGCAGAAAAAGATTGTGTCGCAAGAACAGTTAGTGTATTGTCATAATGATGAGTTAAATTATTTTCAGAAGCAAATGTGACTTTAATTTTATTAGTACCTTCAAAATATTTGGTTTTTAAATTAAAAATATTGATTCGTTCACCAATAGGTATTGTTTGTTTCTGTATTGACGAATACAATGGAACGGCACCTTTAGCACATTTAAATGATAATGGATTTGATGGGTCTAAATTATTTGTTGCAATTGCAAGTGGTATAGTATTAACCCAATTTGAATTTGCAAATTGTTGACTAAGTTTTGTAGTATAAAGTTCAGGATTTGAAACTTGAGTTAATAAACCTGAATCAGGTACTAAAACTGATTCTGAGTAGTTTAAATTTTCGGGTTGTGTTGAACCGCAATCACAAGCTTGACAATCGGGCCATGTTATCATCGGTAATTTTATAGTTCCGACTTTTTCAACTTTACGGAAAGGGAGCAATAAAATCGCCCAAGGTGGAAGGTTTCTTAAAACTTTATTTTTTAATACATTATTAACTAAAAATGCAACTAAACTAAATATAATAATAAACGGAACACCTATATATTGAATAACCGTAAATAATATTGAAAATAAAAAATATAAAAAATCAAAGTTCCTAAACCCTTCGTTAACAGGAAATTTATTTATAGTGTTTTCACAATCATTATCGTCAATTTCTTTAATACCAACAAATCTACCTCTACCACCATTTTTGAATTGGTCAATAAGTCCTGAAACCGTGTACACTCTATTGTACTGAAATTCATAAAACGTGTCGTCACAATTAACCGCAGCATCAATATTTGTATAACCTGACCAATCCAAACCAAAATAATAAGAACCCGCCAATCGTTTTTGGATAGTTGAACTTGAAGAATAGTTTGGGTCGTTGTCTACGTTAGTTGTCCATCCGTATTCTCTAACATTTGGGACTAAATAATACGGTCTTCTAACTTGTTCTGTTAATGTTGCAGGTTGAGCCCATTTAATTTTAAATCGGTACTTACTTTTTGTGGGTATACCTATTGTTGGGTCATTAGATACTATTTTTTCACCAAATTCATTGGTGATATAATAATCCAAATTCATAGGTAGCTCGGTCAACCAAACTCCGTCACCGTCAATAATATTACCCGATTGCGCTAAACTATATTGTTCTAAGACTGGATATCCCTGACTATCTTGGTCAATAGTTTGTCTAATTGCTAATATCTGTCCAGGACCTGTTTGTAAATCACATAGGTTACCAAAATTATCTTTTGGTCTAGCGCTTTGTCTAATTCTGAAACTATCTGCGGTCGAATATATTGACCCCATAAACACAGATGTTGGTTGTATATCAATATTTGCCTCATCACGTAAATCAAAATCAACTCGGTTTATTGCAATATCACAAATGGTTGGGTCTCCCCATAATGGAGATACCTCAACAGTCTTCACTAAATTGATTATCTGTGGTAAAGAATTTAAATCATTTGAACTTCTAAATGTATTACCAGCAACTTGAGCATCGGTGGCTAGTCCCATTCTTATTAAATCTTGAGGTGTTAATGAGAACTCACCTATATCAGATAAATCAACATCCATAACTATAGTTTGGTTACCTAATGGAACCCCCATAATCATGTAGTCACCACTTTCGTTGGTCTTTGCGGTTAATTTATAATATCTATCAAAAATCTCAACCGCGGTGGCCCCTGTTAGTACGTCAAGTCTTGACGGTAAAGTACCCGTAGCTGCGTGTGTTGAAAATGATTTTTCATAAGGTAATAAGTTGTACCTGTATCCATCTTCATTTTTATCTTCGGGTGATTTATATGGATAGATACTTGAGATTATTGGGTTGGATTCGTCAATAGGTAAAATTGGTATAAAAATAGATACTCGGGCATTTGGTAATCCAAATCCATTGTTGGCAGTAACCCTACCAACAAGAACACCATAATCCGCACAGTTTCTATTATAAACATCCTCCTGTTGAATTTTTAAAGATAGAATCTCTAGTTGTTCAAACTCTTGGTCTAACTGTACATTAATTGTTTTAGTGATACCTAACTCGGTTCTTATTCTATATGATTGACCCATTAATCTCTTTAGTTAATAAATAGTTTATGTGGTATTTTTAAAGTTTACGCACACAATTAAATAATAACTTAAAGAAAAAATAAATAAACTTGTTAAGAGAAAGTAATTGATTGGAAGTTCTTAACTGACACTCTGATGTCTTTACCAGGATATCTGATTTGATAAACTTGTGATGGTTGTGCAAATATTGTATCATCAACAGGTGCAATCAATTTTACTTCAGGGTCGGCATACTCCATTGAAGTTTCCGCTGAAGAGTATTGTCCTCCAACTTCATTGAACACCTCTAATCCTGCAACAGTTAATACTCCGTTAGTGTTTTGAATAATACTTCTTATCTCTGACAGATATACGTTCTGACCTAACTGTCTTGTTTGTGGGTTAAAGTATGCAGAAACTTTATCAATCACACTTGAAATAACCTGTCCTGAGTTTTGAGCCGAATCCAAAACAATTGAAACATCAACACTCAAGTCAATAACCTCAGCACTGAATATCGATATGTAGTCATTCATCATACGATAATTTGATAGGTAGTTGGCAATATTTTGTCTCAAAGTATTTGAAACAATATTTGTTAATTTACCTGATGTATCGTATGATAAAATTTGAATTAAAATTTTGTTGTCGTTTTCTGTAATTGAAACTTTGGCAGGTGCCCCAAACTGAGCTGGCATGTTTCTAATAATTGATTCATAATCCTGTACTGTAACCGCTCTCTTTTGAGCCGCAAAGTTAAACGATACATAGTTTCTAATTTCTTCTAATGATGGTATACCCGCACCACCAACCGCTGCCGTTACGTTAACGCATCGTAATGAGTTGATTACTGCAGAGTTTGTTGTTTCAGATGGACCATTAACAAAGAATGAAACTGTACCAATTTGATTAATAACATTCGTACCTAAGTTTGTTGCTAATCCACCACCAACTCTATATTGTATAAACAAAGTAGAATTAGGTGTTAATGTAGAACCTAATGAAAAATTGTTTGAATATTTCTGCAATTCTAATGTAGTACCTAAAGTTGTGAACTGATTCAATTGGTCTTGAGCAGTATTTGTACCACCACCAAATGTCATTTTTTTAAACCCTTCAGGTGTGTATTCAGTAATAAACCTATCTTGTGTTTGAATATACCTACCTACTTTAATACCAGGTTGGTCAGATACTTTTGTTGGGTCTTCAATAAAGACTCTATCTTCGGCTAAAGCATCTACCTCATACCACCTATTCTCAACACCTAAAAATTCTGCGGTAGTTGGTATGTTAGTATATTGAGTTCCATTCTTTAATAAAACACTTGTTATACCTAACACATTTTTTTCAGGTAAAAACAACTCAAAGAATGGTTTAACATCATTTGCTCCAATAACTCTCTTGAATACTTTTGTGATACCATTTACAACAATTTCTCTTTTTGTAATTGTGTAGTTAACCAACACGTTATTTGAATTAAAGTTTGGTATTTTAATTCTATTTGGGAAACCTTGAGCATTGTACGGTGACGCAAAATCAATGTCATAAACATTTTCAAATACAACACCAGCTCCAACAACTTGAGAACCTCTTTGTAGTGTTCCCAAATATCTTTCATCTTCTTTATCCCCAAATGCTGGAACTGTAACTGAAAAATCAACTAAAGCAACTGAAGGTCTTTGACCTGGTAATTTTAACCCGTAGGTTCTGGCAATGTTATAAATTGATGACCTTTGTTGAGCATATTGTAATACAGTCTCTTGAACACTTCTATCAATGTTATAGTGTAAGTTATCTGCAATTGCTGCATTTAAATCAATGAAAACAGAAAATACCGAAGCGTCGTTAAAGTCTTGAATTAAATCAGGGTAATACGTTCTAGTATAATTTAAGAGTTCAGTTCTAATTGACTGATAATCTCTTGTTGCGTACGATATTCTATTATTTGCCATTTATATTAAATATTGATAATCACAAAATCACTCTGACCAAATGTAGAACCATTGGTCGAATAATCTAATCTTATTTTTGCGGTATATTCTGACGTACCCTTACCAGGGAATCGGTATACGGATGATTCACTTGTACCTAAAAGATTTTGACCTGTTGCAATGTCAACTTCTTCTTGGGCGTCCGCAGGAGTAATACTTAAACTATTAACCAATAAATTTGGCATGAATGTTTCAATAGCATCTCTTATGTCAGATTCAATGGCATTAAATGTAAGTCCGTCAAATGGTTCAAATAGAAACTCATAAAGTCTTGTTCCAAACTGAGGTAAGAAATATCGAGAACCTTTTCTTGTTAATAATAAATGTATTAAGTCGGCCTTAATCTCCTGAGATTCTAATTCAGTAAGTTCTAAGTAGTCACCTCGTCTAGAATCCCTAAAGGGAAAATTTATACCATAAGTAATTCCATCTGCCATAACTATAAATATAATACTATCTATTTTTCTTTAAATAGATTAAAAATGAAAAATCCCGAATGAATCGGGATTTTCAAATTAGGAACTACATCCAAAACATTCAAAAGGACTATCTTCAGGTTTTTGAGTTAGTTCGTATATCTCAACTTTTGGTTGTACAATTTTGGTTTTAGGTTGTTGTATTTTTGATACATCAACCGCTAAGTGTTTAGCCCCTGTTGAAATTGCTTTAGTTCTAACATAATAACATAATGTCTTTAAACCTTTTTCCCATGAATGGAAGTGTGATGAGGTAATCTTAGACAATGTTGGGTTAGCCATATAGATATTCATTGATTGTGATTGGTCGATAAATGGTGCTCTGTCCGCCGCCATGTTAATCAATTCTCTTTGTGAAATCTCCCAAATTGTTTTGTA